CTGATACCCACCTGTCCAGTTAAATGGTGAAGTATTTGTATAGCGTTTGCAACTTGGAGGCAATAATGCAGGGTTAGCCGGGTCTATAAGGGTGTATGGTAATATTTCATCCCTAATTTGTAGGGCAGTTGCTTCTATGGTATTACTTACGAAATTAAATTGCGATGCACCGAAAATATACCTGTTGTCATTGACGGACAAAGTAGGGGACGGGTCAGTTATTGCCATTGTATTAAGCAGCCCTATAAATTCAGTATTATTGAATAAGTTATACTGACTAAACTGCATATTTATTTGTGGCTTTGATATGCAGTTAAAATATTGGTTAAATAATAAGGTACCTAAATTTGTGTATAGTGTAGTAGATGCCCCGAACCTGTAAACATCTGCAAAAATTTCATAATTTGTATTAATGTATATTGATTGAGTTTGATTAACTCCATTGGCTGGGAATGGCAAACCAAGTAACACTTTAACTTCTTTTTTGTAAGGTGTAGGTGTTACATCATTATAAATAACTCTACTGGTTACAGGATATGATGATTTCCTTGTTACAGATGCAAGATACAGGGCATTTACCTCGGTTGCTCTAACATTAAAATATATTACGAGTGTTCCACTTGCCGGGGCTGCTAATGTCTTTATATTTGTTTCTTTTATCCTGTCAGAGTTTTGTGGCGCTCCATAATAAGCAGCGCTATCATTATAAACCCAATAAGGTTCGTCATTGTTTTTCCTGTAATTCCAAAAGTTTCCACCCCCAACATCAATACGAATAAATATTCTTAACAAGTCATTTACATTGTTATAGGTTGCGCCATAAACAAAAGTCAAATCTATTTCCTCGTTTTGTTGCACCTTGCCTGGTCTATCACAAATTAAAGTACTTGCTACCGTTCCCGCTACAATTCTTTGGCAAGTGAAATTATCAACAACAACTCTATCATAAATACCACTAACTCCTAAAGACTTTGTCCAATATATTGGCTCACCAGACGAATCTAATCTTGACAAATCTCCATTAGCTATTGTATTTTCAGGAAATTTAATATCACCTGTTATTTGAATACTATTATACCCTTTTTTTAATATTTTAACTTGCCCATTATTTATAAAGTAGAACGGTGTTAATGTATCGTTTTGGTATGGCTTTATATCATACTTAATATTCTTTGTGCTTAAAGTATCAGCAACTAACTTCCAATTTGTAGTGAATACCCTGATACTATCAGATGCCTTTTCATTTACCGAAGTAAGCCACCATTGCCCATTTGATTGATATAATTGCACTCCGAAAGACTCACAAATCCTTTCTAATACTTCATAGCAACTTGGATATGTTGTTGAGCTTTTAAGGAATATTGCAGGTGCTAAATACAATTGCCTTATAGTGCTTGTACTTTCGCTCATTGCAACTGGTAGATAATAATTAACTGATGAATTGAATGTATATCCATCAGGAAGATAGATATTCATTAAACAATTGTTAATTATCTTTTGTATCGTTTCAAGTTCGTTAATATCTCCTGTTGATGGAATATATGCAATACTTTTCAGCATCCCAATCCCATCAATGCAATTAAGGGTTATAAAGTTTCTTCCAGTAGTGAAAGGCAATGAAACGGTATCGAATAATATAAACCCTTGCCAAATGAAATAAGACGTACCATTAGCATAAAATTTCACATGATACTTTCTGTCATCCGTTGTAGTAAAGTCGGGTAATGGGCCTGTAAATGAAGTGAAGTCCGCTTGTATCGTAAATGTGGTAGGTAGTATCGGTTGGAATTGGTCATCGCCGGAAGCATTACAATTCATTACAAACGGCTCCGGCCCTGTACCTACTGAATACACGCTCCCCGAATAACCTTTCTCCCAAATTTCAGCAGTAAAGGTATGCCCTGACTTCCCTATGGCGGATAGGGTATATTTTTTACCGTATGCCGGAGGAACAAGCAGAGAAGCAGTTTCGTATGGTGTTGTTGTTGCACCTGCTATAATTCCAGATGTTACAGACGAGCCGCCTGTAGCTGCTTGTTTATTTGGTGCAAAAATGTATATCTGTGGGGTATATGCAGTTTCGTAATTGTACCCTGTGACATAATTAGTTCTTACTTCATTGTAAGCAAATGTTACAATTTCACCTTGGCACGTTTGAAATTCAAAATATACAAATCCATCAGATGCAGCAGCTATATCTGTACTTGAAACTGTTATTGTTAGTTTATTACACGCCATATTAAGTAGTTAACCCCCTATAAACAGATGTACGCTGCTGACTCAACCAAATGTCCTGACCGGATATCCTTCCCTCCACTATCACCCTGCTATTACCCCCTCCCATTTGCGATGCGGATGCGATAATTGACCGCATCTGATCGGGCCGAACAATATGCTCTGTGCCGTGTAACATTACGGGATACCCGGATTTAGGGCCGGATACCGTTCCACCTTCGGAGAATCCGAGCATCTTGCCGAACCCTTTCATAAACGCACTTCCCCCGGCTGCACTTCCACCACCAGTAACGGCCCCAAGTATCGCCTGAAATATTGCCGCCTTCGCTGCTGCTAGTGCGATGTCAACCGCTAACCGCTTAAACATATCACCCAACGCTTGACCGATATTTTGCCCGTTTGCCATAGCGTTAACAAGTCCGCTAATGCTATTCATAGCCATATCAGTAAGGCCGTTGGCGATGGCTAAATTTTGATTGCGTTGGTCTTGCAATTGGGATTGTACAAGCAATACCTGATTGAGTGCAGAGTTACCATCGGTAGTGAGTTTCAGATTGGTTAAGTCTTTCGCCTTATCTCTTTCGGGCATTATAGTACCTAATGCGCCCTGACCTGTAGCACGAATACGGGCATCTCGCAAACGGAGATATATTGCTATTTGTGCTTCAAGTTCCTTGTTTAAATCTTTGGCATCTGTTACAGGTGTTTTACCCTTTCCCCCGCCCGTTGCTTTTTCTCTTGACCCTGCTAAACCTTTTTCAATTCCAATTGCTTGTTGTATTAATTTATTACCCTCTGCATTTAACCTGCTTACTGCATCTGTTGATTCAATCGTTCTTCTTTTGAATACATCAATTGCATTTGCCCCCGTAAAAAAACTCTTTACTAATTCCTTAAATGATTCACCATCCACATCGAATGTCGCTAATTCACCACTAACAATTTTTGCAGAGTTTTTCGCTGCTTCACCATACATTACCTGTGCCTGTGTTCTTAACATCAGGGCCTTAATAACCTTTTCTGTATTGGCTGCAAGTAATTTTTCTGCTTCTTCTAATGATGTAGCGTATCCAATAGTTGCACCTAACTTGTCATTGTATTCTTCAAGTGCTTTAGTCTTACTCATTGCACCACCACGGGCAGTATCAAAAGCAGTCTTAACTTCTTGAAGATTGGTATAAAAATTAGTTAGGTTTTTAGTTACTTCTTTTGTTGTTTCATTGCTATCCTTACTTCCCCTTGTCCAATTCGATAACCCTATTTGAGCAAATGATAACCCTGCCACCAACGCACTGAAAGCAAGTCCAGCAGCACCAGCAGCCGGCACCAACTGCGTTAAGTTGTTGGCGATAGCATTAAAACCATATGGTAAATCTTGAATGACACGGCTGATACCTGTGAAGTCTTTGCCTAACTTTTGAGTAGCACCACCTGCTGATTTCCCTGCTTTCTCTACACCATCAAGCGCAAGAATAGTATCCTGTATCTTCTTTACGGCATCCTTATTATCTGCCGTTATCGTTATCCGCAATGATTCTTCTGCCATGCTATAGTGCTTGTGATAGTTTCTTCATGTTTTCGATGAATTGCTCCTGTGTTAATTTTTCCCCTCTGTCCGGCTTTTCATCCGTTGACAAAGGTAAGAACTCTGTTATATCTTTTCTGCCCTTCGTTTCCGTGTTCGTGCAGTAGATCACATAAGCTATCAACCGTGTCCTTTGCCATTCCGCCAACTGCCTTGCTTCATACCCTTTCCTATACAATAAAAATTCTCGCCAAGTAAGCCGCCAAAACTGCTCAATGGTTAGGCCAACTTCCAAGGCGAGAACTATAATCTCATCCCACGTCTTTTCCCTTAACTTTTTTTTTCCTCTTGCGCCTCCTTATCAGCAGGTATATCGGGAATCATGGACTTAATGGTATAATTCACAAACCCTGCAATAGCAGCACCATTAGCACCCCCCGACTCATCAATGTACCTTGCAGCAGTTCTTTCATCAATCACCGTTCCTGCACTCTCCGATGCTGCCTGAACCATTGTGATTATGTGCTTGAAAGCAAACACCTCACCATCATACAACTGCATTAGCTTTGATATGGCAAGATTGCCATTCATCTCACAAAAGCGGTGCATCGCCCATGTTCCCCACTCTAATTTGATAACACCTCCCGAAATTGGTAATTCGTATGGTGTCATAAATTAGTATGTCTTTGTTTGAGTTAAAGGAGCATTGGCCACCTGAAATTCAGCATCGAACTTCATGGTATCTTTATCGTCAGCACTCAATGAAAGTGAGGTAACAAATACATTGCCACTATACACGATATCACCTGATACTGGCGAAGCAGGGCCGAATTTTGCAGGGCATTGTACTTTGTTTTGCAACATGGAGTACAGACGCTCATAGCTTTCACGGCTCACGGTTCCGGCTTGGTCAATAGCGTGACCACTACAAGAAATGGTCTGACTAACTGAATCACCGGGCAGTTGCAAATCTCCGCATTTGGAATCAGCATCAATCGGGTCACGGGTGATTTCCATTGAGTTGGAAGTAAGACACGCAACGGGCAGAAATGAGCCGTTTTGGTCGAAGTCAAGTTGAAGGATGATATCCCTCGCATTTACGAAAGTGTAAGACATATTCTATATTGTTTGAGTGATTACAAAGGTATAACGAATTATTACACGAAACGTATTGCCAAACGGGTCCAAGTCCTCCAAGTTGTTGATGGATGCCATGACTACGTTCTTGCAATCCCATCCAGCCGGAAGGGTTACAATCGTATCGGAATTGATGCCGCCCATTACTAACTCTGCAATCTGTTCTGCCCTCTTGAAGCCAAAGCCATTGCCCTTCGTTACAATGTCAATGTTTGCGGATACTTCGTGACTATACCCGGTCTTATTGTCAATCGGTGAAGCAGTACGGGCAGAAATGACAATATACTCACCATCGGCATCATCCGGTACCATAGCATCGTAAACATCAATGTATGAATAGGCCTGTAATTGGCTGACTAACCACTTCTTAATCTCTATGGCAGGGTTTTTCATTATCATTTGAAAAGGTTTCTTAATCGTTTGAGCAACTTGGGTTTTTCTTCCTCAAATGAAGGTATCAGGAATGGTTGTGCTTTGACCCCGTGTCTGATAATTAGCCATGCAATATACATTGCTAAATAGTTTACATCGGCTTTCTTTGTGCTTTTCCTTCCGGTATAGCTATTGGTAATCTGTGCAAGGTTCTTTTTCTTCACCCATCTGACCATTGCATTAAACAAGTCACGGAATGTACCACCTCCCCTGCCTTTGAATTGGGCTGCAAATGCTTCGTATCCCGGTGGAATTTGCACCTTTGACCGTGTGCCGAACTCCACATAAGGGGCATATTTTACGGTGCTTAATACGGTTCTATTTAGCCCACGATTACCAACACTAATTATAATACTTTGCCTTAATTTACCATCGAAGGCAGGCGCACGTCTTTTGGCTGCCTTTTGTATGTTAAGTGCTGCTGCATCAAACTCTTTTGCGATGCCTTCCGTTACCTTCTTATCCATGTTCTTGAAGGCATCTTGCACTTGCTTTACCCCTGATATGTTTAGCTGAAATGCACCCACAATTACCGATATATTAATATTTCCAAATACTCCTTCCTATTATCCAAATTCGTGATACTATGAATAGTCCACTGATTGCCTTCTATTCCTAGCTTATAGGTATTATCAATGGTGAGGGGGAAGCGGACGAATAGTCTCGCCTGTTGCGTGTAACTTACCTCCGCTGCTATTAGTGTGCGGTCATTCCCCTCCGGCACAAACAAACCCCAAATGTCAGCCGTTTTATTAAGGGTGACCGAATAACCCCCCTCACCATCGCTAACTAATACAGGTTCAAAGACCTCGATTGGTTCTGTCAGCAAATCTGCTGCTAAAAAGTTTATACCCTTCCTTAATTTCATAGTATCGGACTTGTTCTATTAAACTGTTGGCATGCTCTCCATGCCTTTTCACAAATACCCATACCTTCCGCACCTGCCCCACGATTTTCGTACATATGGTTAACCTGATCGAGAATCGCAAACTTCAAAGCAACGGGAACATGGGTCATGCCTACCTGGTATTCTGCCCTCAAAGTATCTATTTGAGGAAACTTTACAACGGGGTAATTACCTCCGATAATTCGCTTGTCAGCAAGTAATGTATTAGTATAGTCATCATACAACACAACATCGGAAATCACCGGGCCAAAAGGTAGGTTGAAAGAACCCCCTTTGTTGGAAAACCATACTTTCACCGTCTTTGTCAGGATGGATATTCCGGCAGCATCTTCGATTGTTTTCCGGGCAGCACTAATCAGCGATGCCACCTGTGCATCTTCGGAGGTATGGCTAACACGGATATACAACTTTGCTTCGGCAAGTGTTAAAGGTTCGCCATAACTCACCTCCGTTAACTGACTATCTATGATGTAAGACTGATTACCCATTGTTCAAAGTTTATTAAATTTTGCTCCGGTTCAAGTTCATTCGCCCGTTGCAGCGATTTATGACTGTAAAATTCGTATTTATTTCTTACATTATTGATGGCAGCAGTCCAGTCCTCCAATCGGTCAGGTCGGCAGTATATCGCAGCATCGCCACAATTCTCACGAAGGCCGGGCAAATCACTCACTATAACGGGAATTCCAGATGCCATAGCTTCCGTTGCCGTCCTTCCCCATGATTCATACTGCGATGGCATTAATAGTATGCCTGTGCGCCTATACGCATTGCGAATGTCGGGCTGATTGGCCATGTAGGAAACATTCGGCAACTCTTTGTATATCTGCTGCCCGTAGCCGCCCTGTACGCCTAAAAATCGCTCCTGTGGCATGGCTTCGGCTATACGGTAGAACATCTCCGCACCTTTATTCTTATTTAAGTTTATTAGTGTTATTTCCTGCCCTTTTTCAACTCTGTAATGGTCAATGTCAACGGGAGGGGGCAATATAAAGCCCGAATTGTTGTATTTGCAAAACTCACTATTCCATTTACTATTATAAACCACATTTAATTGTGGATTCGACCTAACAGAAGTGTACATGAATGTATTATGTGCAAACCAAACGGCTGGTTTCTTACTTACTTTGCAGTCATTGACTACATCTTGCGCAAAGTCTAGTTGTGTGAAAATTATATCGGCCCATTCGTGATGGAAGTACCAATCATGGGTACGGTTGAATACTTGTATTCCTTCGTACTCGTAGTATTCATTGTTCATTGCGGAGGTCATCACCTTTACTTTGTGACCTCTTGCTAACATCCATTTGTTGATGGCGTGTGCCATCCATTCTGACCCAGATTTTGCCATTGGCAAGTAGCTCTGAACGTGCCACAAGATGCGCAGTTTTTTTGGGTATGTGTTTTCGTTCACGCTTTTTCATATAAAATAAGGGGGAGAGATTTTACCCCTCCCCCGTTATTGATTAGATAGTAGCGTAGATGGCACTATTAGGAAGCATCAGGTTGATGGCTTCATAGCACTCTATTCTAGCGGTAACCATGTTGGTCACGAAGTTGTTTTGATCTTCGAGACTCAATTCGATGTTCAATCCGTTCACTTCGATACGCTCAATGAATGAGTTATCAAGTACCAATGCTCGGGCATTCGGAATCCAGTTAACGCCAACGATAGGCACGCCAACTAAATTCAAAGCACCGTTTGCACCGATACCCAATGAACCTGCACCGAGGTAGTAACCATTGGTGAAAGATTCAATCAGCAAAGTGCTATAAGTAGCATTGCTAACGAAGATTACAGAAGGACTGAAATCAGCAGCACGCTGGTTACCAATCAACTGAATCAAATCTCCGAGGTTGGTAGTTGCAGATGTAGTTGTTACACCTGTGGCAGCACCTGATACGGAAGTGAAGAAAGAGGCATTCTCTGCCTTAAAGAAATCACGAGTCAACAAACGTGGTAACGTTTGGCTCATGAAAGGCAAAGATGCAAGCATTTGACGGCTAAACTTGCTGAATCCGGCAATGAACTGATTAACAGTCTTTACCTCGGTTAGAGAATAGTTGTTCTCTTGCTTCAATGAACCTTCCAACTGTGCAGCGATGTTGTTTGCGTTACCTGTAGCCTCACGATAGGTTACATAAAGTCCGGTAGGGCTTTGTACGGTAGGCACATAATCACGGAAGTTTACTAACTGCGCAGGTTGGATAGCTTGACGGCTATTGTAAGTAGCAACAGAATCACCTGAAAGGTTAGAGGCTAATGTCATGGTCTTAACCTCTGGCATTTCGATTATCACACGGCCATTCTTTTTGATTTCGGCTTCGATGTTACGACCATCCAATTTCTCGGCTAATGCTTCGTTAAAAGATTTTGCAGGATCAGGATTGCCTGCTTTCACCTTAGTGGTAAGGGCATCGAATTGAGACTGCATTGCGTTCTTAAATTCAGCAAGGTCAGCAGCAGAAGCAACTGATTCCAATTTGCTTTTAAGTTCGGCAACAACTGATTTTGCTTCTATTGCATCGGATTTTGCAGTGGCAGAGTTTGCCAGTACTTGCGTGAGGTTATCTCCGATTGATTTCACCTCCGCAGCGATTTGCTCTTGTGTCATTTTGTAGACAGTTTAAATTTGTTGTTTAATTGTTTAAGGGCCTCAAATACAACCTTGTTATCTTCTACCGGGTCAAGTGACTGCTTCGCTGCGTCGGGTTGAGTGGTGAGTTCTGATATAGCCGTTTGTATTTGTTTTATTTCAAGTTCCAATAGTTGGAACGTTTCATCTGTGAATGTACCGTGTCTAAATGCTTTGTAAAGTGAATCCAATCTACCAATCAGCGTTTCTTTCACTTTCTCCGGCTCCATTCCCTTATACATTGCGATTGTTGGAGTTTCAGGGTTGGCTGCCCATAGTACTGCACTACCTTCGTATAACATTAGTTCGGTAATGGTTCTCACACCTTCGGTTGTTGAATCTGATTTGATTGTACTGAACCCGATAGAGTGCTGATTAATTAGTTTAGCTTGGTAAAATTTAAGTATATCATCACCTGCTTCTGAATCAATAATTGGAGTTACCGCAATCAGCATATCACCTTCAACATACAATTCGGAAGGTTTACCGATTGCGGATTTCAAGGATGCCTTATGATCAATCAATGACCAAACAAGGTTTTTCCCTTTCGGGCCACGTTGCTCAATGGTTCGTGTAAATGCTCCAGGTGCGATGATGTCATTGTCCAAATCAACATTACCCATTCTTGCCCACACGGCTTTAACCTTGCGGCTTTCCATGTCCACATCTTCCACATCATTCTTTACCTGCTTACATTGATACTGCTTCATTGATTAAACTTTGTAATTGCAAAAATAACGAGTTATTCCATAGATTCCACATGGTGCCAGCCGGCCCACGAAGGTTGCCCGTAATTTCAACGGGTCTATCTTGTGAATCTCTTACAACTTCAAATCCAACGGTGCATCTACAGTTACATACATTGCCTGCGCTTCCATTGGGATCACCTGGATATTCCATGATGTCAATACTTGTCATACCTGGAACGGTGAAAGGCATATCTGTAGGAACTTGTTTACCGTCCATGTGTAGATGGTCGAACTTATCACGTGGGATGCGCCTTGTTCTATCATCGTTTACCGAAATCCATTCTTTCACGGTTTGCAGTCCGGTAGATACTGCGCCAAGTAACGCTCCCTGATTTGCTGCCCGTGTTGTTTCAGTTCGTGCGATTAATTCTGCCCGGTACGCATTGATGCCTAACTTTTCAAGTTCCTTCATCATGTCATTGATGCTCCAACCTTCTTGCATGCCCTTTGTGAGAATTTTTCTCATATTATCACGGGTAGTGTCCGTTATTTCACCCGTTAACTTCTGCAAACCACCTTCCAGCAGCATCTTTATAACAATCGCCCATCTTTGTTGCGGAGTTAACTCTTGCTTCATCCCGGCACTGCGCAGCACCTTGTCATAAGTGTACCTAGCCATTTGCTGACCTGCCCCCTGATGAAGTGAACGGATGGCACGCTTCAAACCTTCTTCATCCGGTATTTCACCGTTAAGTATTTGGCGGCATTGCTTATCAAGTTCCTTCTTGATAATCACCCGGTATTTCTTACGGTATTTGTTATAGAGCTGGCGGTACATCAACAGGTAAGTTGGTGAAATCATCTAACGGCTGCAACCCAGAAGGGATGTATAACTTTTGGTAATCTTCTATAGGAACATTCGGGTCAGGTGCAAGGCCCTGAATCTTTAACTTTTGTTCGGGAGTTAACCACCATGCGGTATTAAGCCATGTAGCTTGTTCACCTCTATTCGCTTCCAACTCCTGATATACGGTCATATCGAAGTCAACGCAAATATCTGTGTCCTTGTAACCCCAATCGGAGTACAACTTGCGGTTAATGTTATCACGGATTGCGACAAGTTCGGGAAGAACGGCACGAAGGGTGAGAGATTTCTCCGCTTCTTTCATGTTGTTGTATGTCGCAGCTTCTTGGCTTCCAAGCAGTACGGGTGGTACACCGTAAATTGAGCAAAGTGCTTCTTTATCCCATTTCTCTGATTCTATTAGCTGCAAATCTTTCGCCGGCAAGCCCATTTGCGCCCATCCTACTTTGTAACCCGATACTGCAGTACTTCCGTACTTCCCGGCTCCCGTATTCGTAGATATTGACTGCTTTAGTGCCTGTGCCTGACTTGCACCGGACAATGGGTCGAAGCGTACATCGTCCATGTATAGCACACCTAGCGGCCCCATGTTGTCAAACATTGCTACGCTTGCTTCTTTTGATGAATTTGAACGGGTCAGCACCTTACTTGCAGCACGTAGCGGTGAAAGGCCGTATAACTGCCCTCCCGTTGCTGACCATTCTGGATTGAAATACTTATCATGCAGAATTTCCAGCGTATTGAACGGGATGTACTGCCCGTAGTAAAGTTGATAGGCCACTTTCTTTGGTGGGAATTGGTCAATATCCACCTTAACTGCCATGTACTGACTAGGAAGCATATAAACCTCTAACGGCTTACCCTTGTTCACCGATGCTTCACCAACCATCTTTGCGTACATGAATGCGTTGCCCGTTATCTTCTTAAACCCTACCCATTGTTCGATGATGTCGGCCCATGTATCATCACTGTTCGGGTATTTCAGCATTTCTTCTAACCTCACATCCTTATACGGCTCTAACGCTTGTTCTTTGAGTTCGTATAGCTTCCGCATATCCGGCTCACGGTCCAGGAGCATTGCCTTGTATCTTTTAGCGGCATCCTTATTCTTTATCCGGTACACTCCCCACGGAGCAACCTTCGCTTTTTGCGTAATTAGTGTAATGATAGCATAGACAAGATCATTGCCCATGTAACTATCTTTCACGATTTCGGCTTGGTTCTGCCCGTCCCAAGTTAACAGACCACGCTCTACCGAAATTTGAACAGGTGATTTTATAGGTGCAGCTTTGCGCTTAAGAAAATCAAATACCCCCATATTAAAGATTTAGTAACAAAATTACACCGAATTACCTTACCAAACGGCTACCTGGAATTGTGGCTTGTGTAGATGGGTGAAGATGGCATATCTCATAGCATCGCAATTATGGACTAATATCCCGTTAGCAAAATACTCATGCTCATCTTCAACGCTTAGGTCGTAAACTCTTTCCTGCCAACTTGTAACGCACTCGAAGTTCTTTAGCTTTGCAGTTTGGATGGCAGAACTTTGAATGCTTTGTTTTTGCGATGTATTCATTTCCGCAATGCATGCATTTTGATTCAATAGATAATGGTTTCCCGAAGTTGTTTTTAGCTGCATGTTGTTTGTGCCATTCGATACCTTCTGCACTTTTATGCCATTGCTTTGCTGCTTCAATTCCTTTTGCATAGAACTCTTTGAACTTTTCAGGGTTGTCTTTAATCCTTTGTTTAATATGCTTACTAAGATGTGTAGAGGATTTGATTTTTTCAAGGTTAGATATTTGATTATTCCATGAATTCCCATCTTTATGATGAATATGATACCCTTTTTCTCTTTTCCCGTTGTAGTGTTCCCAAACGTACCAATGCATGTGTAGTGGCCCATTTGTGAAATACCTTGCTCCGGGATGTAATGTGAATGGTCTGCCATTAAATGTTTGATATGGCTTACCGTTTCCATTAATTCTAATTTCGAAATCTTTGTCCATTCGTTTTGAGTATAAATTAAATGATTTGAAGTACAATGCAAATATACCGAATGCGTATCGAATTGCATCAAATACTTTTGCACTTGTTTCACTCCGTTATTATGCACGGCATACACTTTTTTATACCCATTCCTTGTTAATACTAAATCGCCTACTTTTATTTCATCAATTCTTTTTTGACCATTAATTGTTGTTATTTGTGTTTCGCCTACAAAACATGCATCGTCAAATTCTTTAACAGGTTCATCCACAACATTGTCATTCTTGTCCTTCTTCCACTTATACGATTGCAGTTCCCTGATTAGTTCCCTGCTATCTTTGTGAACGTACAATGGATATGATTTCACTTTCAGTATCCCCGGCCATACTTCCTTATTCGCTTGTTGCGCATTGATACCGCCTCTGTATAGTTCCTCAATGCTTTTCGGCTCTGCCGCATCGCAGTACACGGGTTTGCGGTCATGGATGTAATCTTTCACCTCCTTTATCATTTCGGATGGGGTTAACCCTGACTTGTATAGTAATTGTTGCACATAGTTAGCACCTTCGTAATGTACCACCTTAACAAGTGCCAATGGGTGAACATATCCAAAGTCCAACCCATAGAACACATCACCACCTTCGGGCAGTTGGTCGGTTATTTGCCATTGTGTGTAAATTATCTCCTTTGCTGCCCCACGTTCCCCCAAGCCGTACACCTTCCACATAAAGTCATCGGGTAGGTTCTTATACCCCTCAATGATGCCTATCTGCATTGGGGAAAGGTTCGGTAAATTGTTTAAATAGGTAGAATGTATCCTAGCGTTATTCGGATTGTCGGCTACATCGTACACCCAAGAAACGAAGTCGGCAGGGTTCCAATCGAGGAATATCTTGCCCGTTGTCCGCATTGCCAACTGGTCAAATAATGACTTTCTAATCAGGTTCGCTTCATTGATGAATAGTATATCCCTGCCCGGTCCACGTGCTTTCCCCTCATCTTCAAGTCCGAATAGTTCAATATAACTGCCATTGCGGAACTTATACACAAAGTCGGTGAAGGAGAATGAGTCATCATCCCAAATGCCCCAATCAGTCATAATCTGCCTAAAATCACGATATGCTCCACGTTTGATGTGGGGTAAGGAGTGCGATACGATGCTTATACGTTTGCCAGGCTCATCCATTGCTATCAGTACCAATAACTGCACTTCGGAGTATGACTTCGAACTACGGCTTCCTCCCTCATTGCAGATAATGGGTGCCGGGCCTTTATACGCTTTGAGATTCTCAAAGAATACCGGGGTTGCTTTAATTGGTTTTAATACCACACTCTTTAAATTCATCTAACGTGCAAAATGTTTCTTTATTCTTTTGAAGTACCGAATAGACATTCCAGCCATCTGTATAATTGCCCATAGCAGCAACGCTACCGACAGAAAGCAGAGTATAACCGCATATTTCAGCAAGTCTTTTGTAGAAATCTTCTGTGTAGTAGTTGAATCCATGTCCTGGCCAGTTGCCTGTTTTTGGGTTTTCTGATATGATGTATCCTCCCACTTTAACGAGGTTGTGCTTGTTCTTCCAGCAGTTGTATATGGCCTTGATGTCGTGCTTCCCGTTTGTTCCAACGTGTTCGGATGTGCCGGCATCCACAAGTAAATCAAACTGCTTTTCGAATTTGTGTAGCTTGGATAAGTCCAGCGGGGTGCTTCCATTCTCCCCTGATATGTCAATGGATTCGTAGTCTTTGCCGGCATAGTATGAATCTTTGGTGTAAGGTGCGGGCAATGGTACCCGGTAATCATTCTGCGCTCCTAAATCTACCACCGATTGAACGTGTGGTAAGTAGGGGTCGATTATGCGTGTTGTTTCGTGTGTGTAGCCCATTATGGTTGTGTTTCTTTAGGTTTAGAGAATGTTTCATCGAATGCCCGAACTGCGTTATTTGCTTCAAACCATGCCGATTCCCATCCTGCATTTGGTTTCTTTATGCACTCAACATAAACAAGTAACCACAACTGAGTTCTTTGTCGTTTATTTAATTCTTCGTGTGTGTATTCCATAGTTTAATCTTTAACCCCCCAATTTATGAAATAAGGTTCAACAGGCAAATAGTGCCTGTATGCTAATCCACCATACGGCTGCACCGGAATACCTGTCATGTTCATCAACCCTGATAATAACGCCTGGTCATGTCTGCTGCTAACGTAATGCGGATTCTTGCTTTCATTGTGGTGGAAGCAGTTCTCCTTTGCCCCTTGTATCCACTTTTCAAAGATAGGCATCGTTGCAGGATGGTCGAAGTCGAACATGATGCAACAAGCCATTATCTGATACATTTGTTTGATTTCTGTGTAGTCCTTTAACCCTAACCATGCGATTTGATGGTCTGGCATGTATTTGTGAAGTTCGTGTCCTTCATTATCCCATGCAACTATACCATGTTCGGCTGCTAACGCCCAGAGCGGATCGGGGTTTTGATGTACCCGGATTGTGGAATCGCACCAAATTATCTTCCGGTATCCTTTCTCCAACGCTTCGGCTACCATAAACGGCTTGAACTGGTATGGCATATTCTGATGATTCCATGACTTGCCCCATCGCTTTGATTCCGGCCAATCGCCAAGGATTATTTTGCGTTCCAGGTATTCATCAACATATCCATCAACACTACGCAGGTGAGTGTCATAGTCGGGTGCCTTTCGGTCAATACTGCGTATTAATCCTAACTGCGCCTCATTGTAGTTTTCCCTACCGGTGGAGGAAAGGGATACGATTACCTTGCCCATATTACGTTTTCAAGATTGTTAAGTAATTTTTTGGTCAGACCTGCCTTATTGCAGTATTCTTTAATCAACTGAAATAAGTCAGGGTTAGAGTTATGCTCAATGCAAACCATGTCAGTATATTTGAGATCAATCTGTTCCAATATCTCATAGTCCACCCCTTCTGCATCAATACTTATGAAATCAAAGAACTTAAACGGGGAATGTTTGAGTAGTGTTTTGTAAGTCCATACCTCTGTCATACGTTCTTTGAACTCCACCCCCGGCCAACGCTTTAACTCTGTTTTCTTAATAGTGGATAGCAGCGACACATCCCCAGCGTTGAGGTGGTTGCCCATTTCGTGAAACGTACAATGCCCATCTTCCGTACCAATAGCAACATTGAACTTTTTCAACCCGTAACGTACTTTGATACGGTTAAATGCTTCTTCGCTTGGTTCTACAAGTACACCGCTCCACCCCTGTAATTGCAGGGCATAGGTATTGGACAAAGTTTGTCCATCGTTTGCACCTATGTCAAGAAAGAACCCTTTGCGGTTACCGAAGTATTGCAGGATGATGTCCTGTTCGTTATTTTGGGAGTATCTCATTTGCCGAAGGTTTTGGTGTAGTATTCTTCACAACGTATTGCGTTGGTTGGTACATCTTGCCCTCCATCCCAATACGCATTCTCTATCTGCTCCCTTTCCATTTGTTTGGCTTGTTCAAGTATTTTAATTGCAGAATCTTGAACAGCCCCATCAACTTTTATATTTAACTTTCTTATTTCTTGTTCCAACCATTCTACTGCTGTCTGTTGTGCCATACTTGGTAGTTCGATTGGGGTTAGCTGTTCTAAAACTTCATCAAAAGTTAAATTAGGTTGACATCTTGCTATGTCCATAGCAAATTTTACTTCAAATTCTGTGTATAGTTTCTGTTGTGCCATAGGTTTATTTGTTAGTCCTAAATTGATAATGATAAAGTTCCTTGTCAATCTTCACCTCCGTATTGAGCAGTCCCGAAGTATGTATCGCAGTTGCCCAAAGATAATCTTCCCCCACCGTAATATCCATGAACTTGAATTGAATCGCAATATCCCTACGTATTGGCACAATGTGATTCGGGTAGCGGTAATACGCCCCGTTCTTGGCTTCATAGCCGTAATGCTTCGAAATGTACCACTTCCGTTCATCCTTGCCGTTGGTGGTCATAGTGCCGTTGAATACGATTACATCGGGGTCACTTTCTGCTGCTTTGAGTATATCGCTCACATAGGTATCAGCAATAGCATCATCATCATCCACGAACACAACGTACTTTCCGGTACTGCGTTGCAGCAGTATGTTACGTTTGCGGCCCGTTGTCATTTGCCTATCATCCGATTCAACCAATATCTCTACATCATCCCTTCTTTGCGGTGCAAGTGATTGCAGCAGTTGTGAAAGGTAACCTTCACGGCCACGGATGGTGCAAATTAGGATGGAGAGGGTCATAGGGCTTCGATTTCGGCTATTACTTGTTCCCAATAATTACTATCATCCCATTCACTTGAATACGATATTATCTCATCAACTGCGATTAATGCGCATTGTTTGGCATATTGACGTTGTTTGATAACTGACAAAGTACTGAAATCAAATTTGCTATACTTATCTACCAACTCTATTGCTTTGTCTTTCGGTGTCATGCGTTATGTTTTGGATTAAGGAAATATTTTATCTTTTACCCATTTGGCACCATCTCTAAACCCTTTTTCTTGTTCTTCTGATAATGACCTATCTTCTATCTCATCATCACTTGGTAGTTCTATTGGGGTTAAAATTTCTATTATTCCATTAGGATTAGAATATATAAAATAGCCACCCCCGGGATTTGAATCGCATTCTTGTGCTAATTCAATAGCAATTCTTACTTCTTTTTCTGTGTATAGTTTCATGTCTTATATCATTTCGTTGACCTCACCAATATGGTTTTATTGTTATACGTTATGTTTTGGGAATCCTTGCTTACTTCTACGGATATACGTTATTTCATCAGCCCGGAATGTTGATTGCGTTTTCTCTAACAGGGCATCGGGTTTCTCGCCCGTCCATGCAGGGTGAACATGGTCGAATATTTGGCGGTTGATGTACTTATGGCACCCACGTAATTTAGCCACGTCCATAGCTTCATTGTCGCACCACAGGTTTTCATATTGCGGATGGTAGATGTACCCATCACGGTCATAGTAGTTCCTGCCCATTATGCTCATCGTAGGCAGCAGGTGATTCACCCTTCCATCAGGGAAGTGAATAAACTGGTCAAGGTTGCCACCAAATGCGTTAATGATAGCGATGTCATAGCCAGGGGCAATGAAGCGCATATCATCCGACATATTCACAACAATATCACCTTTCCAATCTACCATACCCCGGTTGATTGCGTGAATCTTGTTTTTACTTGTTCCAGGTACAACGTAGATACGTTTGTCCTGCAAAACATCCATAAGTTGGGGTGAATCTAGTGTAGCCCGATCATCATCGTCAATGACTAGACCAATAGTCCAGTCCGATTTGTGGGAATATGCTTTGATGGTGGCTATTGCAGCAGCCATCTTATGCGGCCGGCTGCGTGTGGCAAAGTTGTAATGAATTTGCAAGGGGTTGGCTTTGTGTTCACAAAAGTAACAAAAAGATTTTGTGAAATCCATCTTTAACCTGCAACATAGTTTTTCACATACTGTGCATTGCTTTTCATTCATTGGGTTGGGTTGTGTCGGTTAATGTCCGAAATATCATTCAATCGGTTTACAATCCGGGTCCGGAATGATTTGGATGATAACGCTTGGCATCGGATTCTCCGGGTCATTGCTCACCTGCATCGGTATAAGTTTGGAAGCAAGGCGGTAGAATTCGGTGGGGTTGGATTGCGCCCATTGGTGCAGGTTAGCCGTGTCCGATTCTTGCAGCAGGTTGAAAGCATGGGCGAAATGCTCCCTTACCGTCTTTGTGGCCTTGTTAGGTGACCCCTTCGGTCTGCCATTCGGGTTATTTGTTTGTCCTTTCTTCGGCACGTTGTAGTTACTTGTTGTTTACAAAGTTACCGACATCCCATCCAAAATACCAAAATTGCACAAAATTGCATAAAATTGCACCAAAATTGCACGTAACTCATTGATTATCAGGGAAAATTGCAAAATTGCAGTAAAATTGCATTCCCCCTATTCCTATATTAGCCTTAAAATATAAAGAGATATTATTATTATTATCTTAGAAAATTGCGCAATTATGCAATTATTGGCAGTTACGCTATGAATATCAATAGGTTACAAAATTGCACTCGCTGCAATTATCGCAATTTTGACGCAATTATTGCAGCATAATTGCACCTGGCCTGGCAAAAAAAACCCCAGTGTAGAAACACCGGGGGTCGGATTTGTCTATCGAAAATTGTTGTTACGTTGTGCAAGCGCAGTCAAACGCAGGTGTAACATTGTTAAGATCTATGTCTTTGAATAGGTTATTTTGGGCGATGGATAGGAGTTGTTTTATAGAAACGTCATCGAAGTATGTATGTTTATTTGACCTTTCCTCATCTTTTATCCACGGCTCTGCTAATTCTGGGTATGTCGCAAGAATGTTAATGATAGCATTTTTACCTTTCATAAAACACAATGTACAATTTCCAAGTATTGAAGGTATCTCCAAATTATACGGCTTATTGGCCCAATATGCGTTAATCATTGGCTTTGTTATGCCGTCATCGTATAGAGGAAATTTATCAATGACATTGACAAACTTTTGTTTTCTGCGATTAACTCTTAATGGCTCATCTGCCCTAAATCCTATAAAATTGTTAAACTTTCTTATTCCGATTGAGCGTAGATATCTCTTACAGGTTTTTATCTTTAACTCATTGGTGCAGAATCTTTTAACCCTGTTAGGTATAACTTTATGTTTCTTGGTTTCAAGTAGTGTATCAAATGGAGTTTCCGAATCTTTGTAAGTTATTTTGATTACTGATATATTTTCAAATGCTTCAAAGTCATGTATGAATTTATACGTTTTCTGATGCTCTCTACCAGTATCGGTGAATATCACTAAATCACCTGGTTTCCAATAGTGCAGCACCATGTATGCACTTGTCTTACCTCCGCTAAAATTAAATACGTTTGTCATATTATATCAGTTTCTCATACTGACCGTGTGCGATACGTTTGAAGTGCCTGGCAAAGTCATGTCTGCGCATGGAATCAATGAATCGTTTGGGCCGAATATTGAGCCGGATGCAAAGTGCTTCGGCTTCCTTTGTGGTGAATTTAGCCGGAAGATTATCCATAAGTAGCCGTAAGTCAGCCGGCAGCCCTGATTCATTTTCCGTATAAATTCCTGCAAGGATATTGACCGTTGATTCAGCGTACCAACGGTATAACTTCCATGCAAGTTCAGCAACTTCGGCAGTAATTATCGGACACATGGTGTTGTGAGCGATTGCAATCAAATGGCAGAATCGAAAGTAATAAGCTGACATCTTTGCTTCGGTACCCATAACATAGTCCTCTGCCTTGTTTTCGTGCCTTTTATTGGCATCAATTCGCTGCTGACGGTAATACTTCTCTAAAACGGGTACCGCCTGTTCTGTGATTACTATTTTGATTTGTGGGGTATCTCCTTTGCAGTATAGCTTGTTGCGTTTGTATAGTTCAAAAAGTAGGTCCTTCCACTCCTGGCACATTTGCCGGGTTTCCGTGAACGGGGATACATCTTCTTTTAGTTTAAGATAGTCGGACTGTACTAGCAGGAAACGGGATGCAAACCCCGATTGGATACGATCTGCTCCGAATAGGTTTTTTAGCCGGGATGGTTGCGTACCCATTAGCAGCGACATATTCAGCGATTTCACCACCCTTTCCTTTGTCCGGTCAGCTCTGATTTGAGTGTAGCGGCCACCGCTGAATGCTTGGGTGAAAAAGGAAATTGCATCGTTATTAGCCTTATGCGCCCCAGCATTTAGGATGGTTTCCGCTTCATCGTGATATATTCCCATCCCTGCAGATTGGTCCTGCATTAGCCCAATATAGCCCTCTGTGGTACCATCAACGGCAAAGGGGATGAATCGCTTGGGATGTGCTTTATTAAATGGCTGCTTGTTGGCATTGGCTTCGGCCCGTTCCCGTGCCCATTCCTGTACTTCGGCTTCGTATTCTTTATCCTCCCTTGCCATCAGGTCCTTTAGTGGGTTTTCGCACATTGTTTTGAATGCCGGAGTTTTACCTACCGATACCGGGGCAATCATTATGGCAAAAATGATGTTTTTTGTTTCATCCGGTAGGTCGGAAGTATAGCAGTTGCCGGCAAGGGATGCGATGGTGTATAGTCCAGCAGTTGCCAAAAATTCGGGGTGTAGTGATTTTTCTCTTGCCACCTCATGTATTGATTTTTCAACACTCTGTGGAAAAATACCCGTAGGATAGCCGTTGGCTGCATCTTCAATGCCTATGCGTTTGAGTACTGCTTTCCAATCCCGGTTCAAATGGTAGAACAGAATAAATGATGGTGGCAGTGACCATACCGGGTATTCGTGCCTATTGTGCCAATTCGGAAAGGTGTGCAATGATGCGCTAAATATCATAACCCTCCTGGACTGATAATAGACTTTAGCAGATATGCCGGCCGATTCACTTCCCTTGCGCCTGTAGGCGGTGAATTTGTCCTTCTTTGAGTAACGGTATGTATCTACCGGGAATAGCCCTATTTCGTGCAGTATGGCATCAAAATCATCATCGGATATTTGCGAATCATACTGGCTCAATTGCTGCTCATACCCCTCTGGATAGCTTACCGCTTTCTTATTAGGGTCATACTTTGGCTGATATTCGTTAAAGTATTGTGAAACTTCTATCAGGTAGTTGAATTGCGCCTCATTTAGTTCCTCTACATCGGCCATTGACTGGTGCCATTCGGTATAACCTGGTGTGGGGTAGGTATAAACTACCGGGCCATTGGAGTACAGGGCAATGACTTCGCTTCCTTCGGGTGATTCTGCAAGTGCGGTCTTTGTTGGGAGGTTGCCGTACTTCATCCAAACGTGATACCCTTTGTTCCTCGTTTGCTCTATAAATAGGTTATTGAGTATATCTGGTGCTTCATTGCTGATTATACCCATCCATTTGTTGAATATTTCTTTGTCCTTCGTGTTCTTTAGGTCAAAGTCTAAACATCCGTAACCGTTGCCCGTCTTTATCATTATGCCGTTATCATCCGGGCGGAGTTGTAGATCATCGGGGTTGCTCCAATTACGGTGTGATACGGGTTGTTTGTTTGTGCTATCCCATTGTATAGGGATGACCGTGAGGCCGAGTTCTCGGTAATCGTGGTATTCGTGCATTTGGGGTTTTGGTTTATAGGGTGTCAAAGATAGCAAAGAACTGCTCCGGTGTAGATATAAATTCATACATCCCACCTGCTGCCCGTTCTTTGGCTTGTTCTGCAAGTTGTTCGGGGCGGGGGCGGTCACGGCCTACCTTCACCTCCCACATCACTGAACGGCCTTTAATGGTGCTGCTAATGTCGGCTGACCCTTTGCGAGTTGTAGAGTGTATCCATCGGCCGCCTACCATTCGGCCCATTGTATTAATACGGGTTGCCCTGAATCCTGACCAGTTAATGAAGTTGCAGATGAATTGTGTCAGTCCATTTGCCGTTGCTACTTTCGGTAGTGTCGGCCCGGTGTAGAACCCATCCCGGATAACATTGGGTGTGCGTTGCAGGGTGTAGTTATAATGGGCGGTGTTATATCGTAGCCGCCATTCGGGGTAGTGTTTCATAATAAGTATGTCTTTCTGCTATCCGGATTCGGTTTCATCCCCACTTTCAAAGGTAGTGGGAAGATGCGCTCAAATTCACGTTCTGGCATCCATCGGCCATTAACAAGGCGGTACATTTTGCCTTTCTCTAGTTTGGCGGTGGTGTTAAGCCGGAAGTATTTTCTTTCGATGTATTGGTGGATGGTCATGGTGTAAAATTAAGGGGGAGTTGCTATCCTCCCCCGTTGGTTTAGAATGGGAGGTCTTCAAGTACTGGTGTTGATGCCGTTGCAGTGGGTGTTGGTGTACTTGCTGCATTCGGCTGCTTAAAGTTCCCGATGTACTGCTTCTTTTCCCCTGCTTCCCTTTGGTCTTTCGTTTGAGAAACCTGTACGCTGCCAATGTTGCCGTACTGATCGGGTGTGTCATTTACCCATAGGGTAATGTTCAGATACTTCTTTCCGTTTTTCCCTTCGGTTATTTTTTCCTTTGGGATGTCGCTTAGGCAAATACTGCCGTTGTAAAATGTACTCATGTCAAGGCCGGGTATCGGGAGCCGGTGCCGTTAAGAGTTATGGTTGTGATTCGTTTAGTGCTTTGATTAGGACATCGGCTATGTGCAAAAAATGTTATGGGAAATTCAGGTCAACACGCTTAACAAATATATCTGTACCTTCTATGGGAAAATTATTATGCCAACTTGTTACTACAAATTCACTACACTCAATTACATTGTCATTTCCAAAACCATCGCCAAACTTAATATGATTAGCTTTTGGACAAGTTGCAAAATCATTTTGACAATATCTGCAAAGATGGTCTTTTGTGTCTTTTGTTTTTATTACTCTCATTTTATAAGATTTTAGGGTTGTGATTCGTTTAGTGCTTTGATAAGGGCATCGGCATACAATACTGCTTTTTTTGCGTGTCCTTGTTCATGTAGATGAATATCCATCCCGTCTGCCAATATCCCCTGCAATGCCATTGCAGCAAAGTATTCACGTTTGGTGAGACCTTTGGTGTGGAAAATCTTTTCGGAAGTTTCTACCGTTTGAGGAAAGGCAGCATCTTTAATGTAATTGCCGAATTTATCTTGTGCTTCTTGTTCTGTCATAAAATGTTATTTAAGCGTAAAAGCCACAGATGTTGTGGAAGTTTTCGCAGGTGGATAATGTTTTTCAAGTTCGCCCGATACGGGGTCAAGTACTTCAATGCCGGAGATGGGAAGTGATTTGTGGTAGGTTTCCAATTCCTTAATTCGGGCAGAGATAGCTTCCTCCTGGCAGTACAAATCAGCTAACGTACTATTGCCACATTGAGAATAGTCTAACTTAATACCAACCTCCTTCACCTCTACCTTTGCGTTTTGGTACTGGAAGGACTTGCCGTGTTTCTGCGCTTCATCAAGTAGGATGCCTTTGTACGCTGGCATTGATGTCAGGGCCTTAATCACTTCCTCTACTGACTTCAATCGCAGGTGCAGTTCTAACGGGTTAACACGGCCGTTAAGCACTTCATTCATTATTTCATTTACCACCTCCGAACGCTGCTCTTTAGTGGTATGGTTGAATTTAATTAGTTCCATCTTCACCTCCTTCGTTTAATACTTGAGTTAATGCGGCCACCTGCGATTCAGTTAGTTCAACATCTTCAACGAGCCATGCAGCTACTGACTTTGAGCCATCTTTGAGCATTGCGCCTTCCTTAACTTTCTTTAAGGCATCCTTGAAAACTTTATCAGATACGGTTGTACGGGATGGGGCAGGGGGTGGTGTAGGCATATCAGCTACTCCCGTATCGCACCATTTGCGTATCATTTCACCGGTTTTTTCAGTAATTATAAAAGCATCTTTACCCTCAAATAGGTTAGTACGATCTTTTGATGCAATTGCAAGGTGTGTATCTCTATCAAGTGTTAAAGATACGGTTAGTTCGTACTCCCATCCATCACGCTGAATATCTTTCATGCCTACTTTATGTACCTTCTTACCTTCGCCCATTACAGTTTCCATCTTTGAGCGTGTGCAGGTAATAACGTGTAAAGGTGAGTGAAGTACCTTGGATACGAAGGCATCATGTCGGGGTGTTGTTTCTGACCACGCTGCCCATGCGTTGCCTTTGTATTTGAGTTGGGCAAGTTTATCATTGATTTCAAGGCATCCCCCCGGGCCACTCCATTCGTGAGTGGATGAATCAATAATAACGCATTTTATTCCAGCATTGATAACAATGTCAAGTGCCTGGATGTAGCGTTCAGGTGTAAATGGTGGTTCAAGTTGTATGGTGTTAAATTCGCCTAAATGACTATACAGAGATGCGCTACCATTCTCCGTGTCAATTACTGCGATTTTATCCCAATCTCCAACAAGGCCCTTGGCTAGTAAAAGGGCAGAATAGGTTTTACCTGCGCCACTTGGGGCTGACAGGTTTAGCCGAAGCATTGTCTGCTTCCGTTGTGCTTTTTGTAGTTGCATAAATAATTGAGTTTAGAAGTCAAAGATGCAAAATAATTTGGAATTACAAAAATATTTTTTATTTTTGCTGAAACAAACCTATAATTTATGACAGACAACACAGACAACCCAGCGTTTCCGATTATTGAGTTCCTTAATGAAAAGATAAAGGAAGCCGAGGAAAACAAAGACCATTGGGAAGAAAACCATCAGAAACCTATGGCCGACTATTACCGCAAGGTGGCAGTCAACCGCATCGCTGCTTTTAAAGAAGTACTTGAATTTATAACTGAAAACTTTAATGAAAATGGCGAATAACCTAACGGCAGTGGAACAGAACGGCAATTTTGCCAAACCCGTGTTATGCGATGTTTTTAAAGGTAAACTCGCAACACTTAAAGAAGATTTTTTACCCGAAAGTGAACACTGGGAAAATGGTTATTGGCATCTTAAAAAAGGAACACAAGTTTACATTCAAGGGAATGAAAGTGACGGTACTTGCTACATAGAATATATTGAAGCGGTGTTTACGATTGATTACAGTCAGTTAAATATCGCATAAAACTAAATAACCTATGGCACAACAGACAGCAGTTGATTGGTTTTGTGAAATGATTGTTGATATGATACATGAATCACATCATTCAGAACTTGCAGATTTATATGAACAAGCCAAACAAATGGAAAGGGAGCAGAAGATAATGACTAAATCCGACAAACTACACCAGCTACTGACCTCTGATCATGTGTTCAACCTCTCCGCTATTGAGCGCAAAGTTGGCCTGCGTAAGTTAAAACTGCATGAATGGGTGAATAATAAGACATATTTAGACGATGCGGAAGTATTGAAAATCAGCAAGTTAGTAGAAAATGCAACAAAATTGCAAAAATAATTCCAAAAATATTTGGAAGTTGTGAGTAAATACCCGTATCTTTGATATATCAAATCAAAACCAAAAACCATGACAACGATTAAAATCTACAGAGGCATTGAAGTAACACAATTTTACGCACCCTCTACCCGTAAAAGCGATTATTCTTGCATTATTAACGGCAAAATGTTCAGTTCGCCATCTTGGGATAATCTGAAAAAAACAATTAAGAAAAAACTTGTATCTTTTAATTAACCAATAAAAACCCAACCCCATGATTAAGTTAGCCGTATCAACCCGAACACAAGCCATGCACTACGCAGAACGCAGCCACTTAGAATTTGATGAGTTCCTCACAGAAACAGGTGGAATGATTCAAACCTACAATGATGATGGTTCAGTCTGTCAGCAGATTAACTACTACATCCAGCCGACAAAGCGGCCGATTTCGGAAGTGCAAGTATTTGAGATTTTTAACCCATTCATGAACCGCTACGAGGAGTATAACTCCATGTGGAACTTCATGCAGGACTTCGACCTAGATGCAATGCACATACCGTATATGACCAAGCGTATAACCTTCAGCGATGGCAGTCAGGAAGTTTATCGCACCATGTTGGATAGCTTGTCCTTTTCATCGGAATTAGTTAATTTCGTGAGTGCATAAGTTGGGTTTTGGTTTCCCCCGGCAATTCTGTCGGGGGTTTTATTTACCATCAATACTCTATCATGAACCCAAACGATTACATTCAAATTTTAGCAAACCATGTTAAGAAAACAAACACACCATTCTATACGAAGAATAACAAGGCCCCCCGTATCAATTCACCATCCGATATGCCATACTCCCGAATGGCAATCATTATCAACAAATTGGAACAATATGCTAAACTATTACGCAGCTCCCGGTCTTATGACCCAAGACCGCATAAGTGTTACTATTATCATCGACACGGTGTCAAAATACTTCGATGTAACCATGCAGGGCCTCATGGGGCCGTCAAGAATGGCAAAGATGGTAATGGCCCGTCAAATAGCCCAGTACCTTTTGCGTTCAGAGTTAAAGATGCCCGTTAAAGCTATTGGCCGTCTATTCCACCGGGATCATACATCTGTGCTTTATAGCATCAAATACATTGATAATCAGCATAGTTTAAAGAACCCTGGGGATATTGTAACCCATTTAATCAACATCGAAAATCAACTAAAATGGTAATCTTTGCAGCAGTCCTATTTCTGTTCACGGTTTACGCTGCCTATCAATTGGGCAAGTATGAAAGTGAGCATGGGAGGGAGGATAAGTAAGCAAATAGTCAGGTGGCGGAATTGGTAGACGCAGACGAGTTTAGGGATAACGCATTGTACAATGTGAAAATGGACTTTAACAATTATCCTATACAGGTTCGAATCCTGTCCTGACTGCTAATAATTAAAAAGTTATGAAAGAAATATTTGAAAAAATATTCGAGAAAAAAATTAAGTATATTAGCTTTAATCAATATATTCATGTATATCCTCACCAAGATAAAGATGGTGAGATATATGAAACAGAAGTTAATCCTGAAGAACCGTCATATAGTATTCTGTTTATTGATGGGTCAAAAACAGTAATAGATTTAAGTGAACTAATAGTAAAAATATTCAATTCAAAATAAAACAGTCAGGTGGCGGACAAAGCGGCTGCTGGTCTTCTCACGATAATGCTCTGGGCGGGCTTTGTAAAACCCACAATTATAAAATGGAAAATTCATTTTTTGACAGACTTCTAATTGAAGCACAAGAGTTGGCGACAAAAACAAACGCCTTAAATGACTTTATGAGAACGCAAAAATTTGTTGACCTTGATAGGCAAAACAAAGATTTGCTTTACAAACAGTCAAGATTAATGAACGAGTATTTACAGATACTTGGACAAAGAATTGAGTTACTCGGTGAAAAGTTTTCTTTCAAACAGTAACATATAATTGTGGTTCGTAGGATGCTCGGTGTCGGGTATCCTACGGTTGCCACTAACACATAAATACACGCTATAATCACTACGGCACCACTGTTAGCTCAAAGGTAGAGCCCCTGCATTGTAGCTGGGTGATACGGGTTCGAGTCCTGTACGGTGGTCACTTTTCTACTTTCCTATACCCCTGTTCCCACAGAACCTTCGTGAGCCGCTTTGACTTGCGTATGATAGCCGTTTCGCTATCCTTCGGGTATAGTATGTGTAATGCTTCGTGTATGGTGATTTCAAGGCGATAGCGGCCTTTTAACCGCTCATCAATTTCAATGGTGTTGCTATCAATGTGCGCCAATCCATCGGCTTTCTCCTTGCCTAATTTGCGATGGATGACCTTCATATTATAATAGTTTACCCTTGTAAATACGTTTATTCCTAAATTCAAAAGATTCACCATCGCTGGCAAGTTCGACAAACCCAAAGCCGTGATTCCACTTATTGAGTGGCATGAATGCCGGATGCAGTTCCGAAAGGCAACCGATACTAAATGTGGTTACCATTGACCCGGATAGTGTCGGTTCGGTATGCTCCGATGTTTGGTGGTTATGGCCTTGAAAGCATGATAATTTAGCACGAAGGAACAAGCCCCTTGCAGGGTTCACCGGTGCCGATATTCCCCCAGGGTATTCGTGTCCATGCAGCCCCCAAAGGTTATTCATTCGGATAGGCCGCTTATCGCCTATCACTTCAATACCGGATGCCCTTGCTTTAATGATGTTGGCAAGATCAAACTCTTCCACTCCTATAAGTTCGTGCGCTTTCTCCAATAAGAAATGCTGATACCTTTCTTCGTGATTTCCTAACTTGTAGTAAACCTTTGCCTTTGGGAATGTCTTTTGCAGGATAGCAAAGAAATCTTTGAATGATGCTAGTTCGGATGCGAAGTCCCTTTTTTTCGGGTCTTTAACAAACCGTGATAGCTTATGACAGTCCAAAATATCCCCGTTAAGCAGTATGGCATCGGGTTGCTCTTTCTTGCCGTAATTCAGGGCCACCGTGAGGGCTTCGATGTTGTGGTAGGGTAGATGCACATCGGATAAAATAAGAACCTTTTTATGGCCTTTAATTACGAATGGTGCAAAGTCCGATTCAAAGGATTCAGGCAGGTTATACGGGTTTTTTGGTCTGTCTTGGGGCATAAAGTATTGAGTTTTAGCGATTGATTGGTTCTTAACAAGTTTTCCCTCTATGTAGCGAATTGCTGACCGGGCATCTTCTAGGTGCTTAAAGGTTAGGTTATTTTCAGCATACATTATACGGGCAAGTTTCAGCGAAGGCATCTGCATCCCGTACTTGTCCCGATACTCACGGGCTATATCTGCTTTTGAGGTCATATGTGCTGCTCCACTATCATTTGAACTAATGATGTCCAATAAGTACTCCCGTTCTTAATCACCTTGCCTTGCAGCACCCAAATACCTGGAATGTCAATGTCACCGACAGATGTACTATACACTAGATTATGATTTCCCTGTACGGTTGCAGTCCAGTACCCTGTCTGCCCGGATGGTTTCTTGTAATATATTTCCGCTACATCGGGTTGATGTACATTGACATTTGATGTGAGGGTTATTGTTATGGTAGTACCGTTGTATATCATGCCGTGAAGTTTTCTGTTATAGTTACGTTATAATCAAAGTCATCTGCTATTGTTACGTTTTGTGCAATTTGCTCAATGATTTGAACATTATTACTCTCTGTTTCTACGATTGTAACGTTAGTCGACTTGCTTTGTTCTATGGTTACGTTAGCGTTAAACTGAAACAAAGGTACAACCAAGTTAGCATCAAATCCGGTCAGCACGAAAGTGCCACGCTCTGCGGTGAGTGATAACTGTCCTTCTTTCTGCAGGGTGGCATCTTGCCCGGTTAGTGTGAATGTACCTTTGTCCGCTTGTATTGTCCGGACAAGTGAAAAGTCAGCATCCCTTCCCGTGAGTATAAATGTTCCCCGGTCTGCGCCAATGGTACGCGATGCGTTAAGTCCGGCATCATTACCCGTGAGAGTATAGGTTGCCGTGTCTGCTGCAAGTGTTTTTGATATGCTGAAATTAGCATCGCCACCGGTGAGGGTGAAAGCTACAACGGTAGCAGCCACCTGAAATGCTGCCCTAAAATCTACTACAATACCCGTGAGGTCATATTGACCCCTGTCAGCGGTTAGTGTGTTACCTGCTGCCCCATGGTTACGTAATAGCGTTAAAAGCATTTCGTGCCTCTGTTAGTTCTTGTTGTAGTTGTATAACGGTGTTTTTATCTCCTCTCAATTTGGCAGCAGTTATAAGCATCTCAAGTTGATTGATTTGCCGTGATAGTATTTCCTTTTCTTCTGCCTGTGTCATTAGATAACCATTTGTCTATACATGAGAGTAGAAGTATTCATCAGCATATACACATAATGTATTTCGGTAGCCCCATCGTAGTATGTGGCATCAAATGCCGTATCTCCTACTATTGCAGCACCCTGCACACCTTGCATGGTTGTCCATCCGTTCATGTTCGATTCGCTTAAATCCAACTCAAACCATCTATTTGTTTGATCCTTTTGAATGTACAATTTATCGTTGATGTATGTGTACTTCGTACCTGTGGTAAAAGTTTCCGTTGCAGGGGCGTAGGTAACACCCGATACCCAAGTATTAAGCGCTATATCGTAGTAGTCAAGTGTTGCAACACCACCACCCCGGAAAGAGTAAATTCTACGACCGTTGATAATAACGCTTTCATCGCTCCATATTGTAGAACTTTCACCGTATATCCAATGTGCTGACATCCCGGCTACTGGTGCGCCTGCCCTTGCAGCCGTTGGCGATAATGTACTCCATGAGTTACCGGATATTGAGTAACGATACATTGTTACCGCACCGTTTCCGATATAGTAAATGAAGTCATCGTTACCCTCAATTGAATATACCGAAGTTGCATCGGGTGTGATAGTCCACGTTGGAACGGTTAAGGTAGTTCCTGTGTTAGAAGTGATTGCACGAATCTGCCCTGCCCCTGTTCCCGATACAATTCTTACTTGATAGTTAGTCCATTGGTTTGTTGTCCATGTCTTTGCACTATTTACAAGTGTAGTACCTGTTGCAGATGTAGCGGTACCTGTTGCGAATGCTTTATAACCGCTATTGAGCCATGAAGGAGTGCTGATTAATTTGCCATCTGTAGCAAGCGATGCAGGTAATCCGGTGTTAACAAGTGTAGTCCATGTATTGGTGGCGAAGTCGTATTTCTTAAACGAACCGGATGCCAAAGTTCCCGAGCCGAGTACATACCATACCGGAGTACATAGGCGGTACACGGTTGATGAAGTAAATGCGGATGCCTGGGCTGCTACGGTGATAGTAGCGGTTGCCCCTATGGTATTAGAAACTATAGGAAGTGTTACCCCGGCATTTGGACCGGATATAATGTGAATAGAATACCCTGCCAAAGACCGGGCAAGTGTTTGGTTGGTTATAATTGTAGTAGTTGTACCACCTGTAGCCGTTAACGATGCAGCCGCAACGGTTGTACCTGTACTCCATGCACCTGCTACGCCTGCTGCCCCTGCTGCCAATGTACCTGCCAAAGCTGGGGATGGAGTTTGCACCCATCCATCTTCAAAGGGATTGTATAGGTATGCAACCGTTACCGCTTGCACGTATAATTGTTGCTGGCGAAAGTGCCGGGAGGATGCGATGAAGCTACCTGCAACGGATGCAACCGGAGCCGGAGTAACTTGTTCCCATCTTTTGAGGTCTAATAATTTTCTATTTCCGTTAGTGGTTGCCATTATGTTACGTTTATATTTCTTCTTAAATTGTCAGCAGTCATTCTTTCAAAGGATGGTATCTGTGAGTTTGCTGCTTGTCCTCCTATTGTTGCAAGGTTGGTAATGTTCCATGTACCTGATTGCGTTACGGCAGGTGTACCAACTGATACTGTACCAGATACGGGTTGAGTAACACCCGAACCATCTACCAACATACGGCCCGTTAATGGGTTGACCTGTGCCATACCAATAGACTTTTGCAGCGATACGATTGCCATCCGCATTGCTTCAATAGCTTCAATCAGTTCACCATAAGCGGCAATAGGCATAGGGTTTGCATCGCTTACATCGGTTGCAACTCCATCGCCACCGATTCCCACCTTTACCCGTTGATGCAGTACTCCTGCAATCTCATCGGCTGCGATTGTAGCACCCGAACCCGGTGTATATCCGACATTATCTGCCATGTTATTGTAGAGTTAAAAGTCCATTAGTCTGATCGAAGTCAACTGAAAGCGATTCCCCAGCATTGAGCGTTAAGGCAGTGCCGTAATCATACCATCCAATTAACGGACCACCTGCAGCAGTAGAGTTGTAAACTACCACATACCGGAAAGGCCCTGTACTTCCCCCTGTAGAGGTTAGCGTAAGGTCAGCGACTATAAGCCGGTAAAGCCCGGCACTCTGTGAGGATGATGTACGGGTGATGTTACGGGTGGAAAGGTTGGTGTAGGTTATCTCCGTAATATTTGCCAGTACGGTGTTACCTGCAACGGGTGCCGTATTGGTGAGTGCCAACGTTAATTGGTCAGCACCTAGGTCATGCACTTTCTCTGCCACCGCTTCTACGAAAGAATTGAATTTATTGAATACCGCCATTGTATATGATTATGGTGTAAAATTACGTCAATTCTTTGACCTAAAATGTGCTAGGGTTGCAGCCAACTTCCGGGCTATGCCGTTCTTATTCGCCTGGTAAAGTTTCATATCCGTTGGGTTGCTAATGAAACAAACCTCTATCAGCACATTTTCTGCGTTAGGTCGCATCCAGCCAAGTGACTTACGGGCCGTTTCCGTTTCTGGTTTTACCCCTCTATCCCGAAAGCCAAACACGGTAAAGCAGTGCAGTAGTTCTTTTGCTAGATTGAGTTCAAATGCCGATGCCTTTTCAGGCACAATAACCTCACTTCCCTTTGCTTCGGGATTGGCTGCTGCGTTCCAATGTATGTCAAGTAGGATGTCACCTGTGGTGAACTTACCCCGTAACCATAACAATGTTTGCTTCAATGCGTTCTTATCATCATCGGTCAGGGCAGTAATGCCGAGTGCCTTAAGTTCTGCTACAACAAGGTTACGCAGTTCTATTGCTAAATCACGTTCAATATAACCATTCCCGGATGCTCCGGGGTCTATACCTCCGTGTCCTGCTGAAATGATTATTTTTCTCATCGTAATATATTGTATTTTTTACCAGTCATGTAGAACAGAACTATGATAACAATACCTAGTATTAGATACCAGGGTGTTTTTTTCGTTTCTTTCGTTTGCGTGTTCGTTGCAGTTGTTGCCGATTGTGCAAAATTCGCCTTTCCTATTGTGCTATCTTTAGAGATGCCATTCTCCCTCATCTCCTTTCGCATCTTAATATTTTCATAAATGATGCGTTGGCGAATTTGAGGAACCTCCGTGTAAGTGGTATCAAATATCTCAATTGTCTTTGTAACAAATTCCTGTAATTCGGTTGTCAGTTTGGTAGTGTCCACTACTTTGACGTGTACGGTATCCCGTACAAATACCGTGATTGTTTCGGTCTTGCTGCTGCTTTTGGCTTTCTTACTACCGTTGCAGGAAACTAATGTTAGTATTACTGCAATGGTTACAATGGTAAGAAGTGCTATCCAAAATTTATTCTCCGGCTTTGGGTTCGATAATGTCATATTCTTCGTTTGCAAGTAATGCTGAAAATACTTCCAGCAGGGTTGGTAAAAATGCGATGATGGTTGCCACGTTAGCCATTTGCTTATCGGTCAGGTGGAATATCTGAAACACGGCCATAACGGTGGGGCCTGACAATAGGCCTATAATTCGCTTTGATTTTCTATACCATTTAGGGGAACGGTGGTTGACGTTAGTTAGACTTTTTGCCATTGCTTTTTAGCTTTTGAATGTTCACTATTATAGTTACGATTGCTGAAAGTATAGTGCAGTACGTTGCGAACTGCGATGCCGTGATATTGGCAAACATCCATAAAAAAACGGTGATTAATAGACCCCTTACGGATGTTCCGTCAACGTGCTGCTCCATTGTTTAACGCTTTATTAGTTTGTAGAAGTTGAGAATGAAATCGTCTATGAGTGTGTTATCTGTTCCCCATTGCTGCACTGTGGCAGCAGGAATAGGTACGTTACCATCTGTTATTTTCTTTCCCTTCTTATCGTATGCCACAACATAGGCGGTGCAGCCCTGTGCGGTATCTCTGCCAAGTCCGAATACTACCCACGTTATCTGCGTGATAGTATCTTTTGTTAGCTTGTTGAACTCAACTGCAATAACCTGTATGGCAGCCGGGATGGTGTCTGTTTGTACTTCCACCTGTACGGGTGCGGTGGTTGTGATTGCGATTGCGGTGAGTAGTGCGGTTATCATTTGCGTAAAAGTTTATAAGTTAATTCAAAGCCAAAAGACCATGCTAACATTAGCAAAATTACGTTACCTCCGCCATAAAAAATAGCGGTAGCGATTGAGATGAGCATCCCGTATTTTACAAGGTGCCATCCGTCAAGTCGGACAATACCAAGCGTATTCGGTACAACCTTCCACGAATAGTTCGGATTCCACCAATCCCGATTGAGGTGGCTGAAAATGGATTTGTCAAAGTGCCACATTAACACATCCATCCATCCGTTGAAAGCACCTGCGAGTATTATGAATATGTATGACATTAGTTAGATATTATTTTCCAGTTAGTGCCATCGCACATGATAGTAATTCGTGACCATTGAGTAGATAGCGTTTGGGTTGTTGCCCCATCAATGGTTTCAGCACCGTTTCCATCTACCGTAATTGTACCTGTGCCAGAGTTCTTTATTATTAGTATTCTCCCTGCGTTGCCCGATGCTGCAAATAGTGTTATGGTAAATGTACCCGTTGTACAGTCAATCAGGTAATCGCTTGTTGTTGCGTTGTATGCCGTTGTACGGGCAAGATATGCCTGTTTCATGCCTGTCATGGATGCAGAGCCTACAACATTTAACTTATCTACTCCGTTGTTAGTGTTTGAATTTACATTTAACCAGCCATCTCCGATTACAGAAGCATTGTCATAAAAGGTACTACCTCCCTTACCTGCGTTTGCGTTAAATAGAAAGCACAATGTAAATGTGGGTGAGTTATTTCTATGGTAAAATTCAAAGTTACCCGTTGCGTTGTTTCCCAATATTCTCCCTGCCCATCCGCTTGAAGAACTATTGGCAAGCATAGTAAGGTTAGTATTAGCCGTACCCGACCCCATGTCAAGGTTATTAGTTATCTGTGCGCTATTAGTAACCGATAAATTCTGTGCCGTTGCCCTTGCCGATACATTCATACCCCCACTCACCTGCAATTTATCTACTCCGTTGTCGGTGGTTGTGCCGATCAGTGCGTTACCCCCGGAAGTGATACGCATACGTTCCAATGAGTTTGTCCACAACCCCATACTACCTGTTGTTCGTGCATCCCCTGAAATAAATGTCGCACTATTCACATTGGTATTTTCTTCAAAAGTGAAGTAAGAAACATTCTCGTCAGTATTTTTGCTTCTTATTTCTGTTGTTACTCTTGCTATACCATTAACATCTAATTTATATCCCGGAGTTGTACTACTTATTCCGACATTGCCTCCTGGAGTTATAGTCATAGCTACCGAAGATGCAGAGTCAACTATTGATGAATTTCCTAATGTTGTCGCTCCTGTGAACTTTGATACTCTGTTAGTTGTACCACTAACCGAACCACCCCCAACTTTTACCCACGTTCTTTTATACTTCACATAAAGCGAACTATCAGCCGGCCTAATCAATATCTGTGAACTATCAGCAAGTACCCCAGCAGCCGTGTCCTTTGTAGGAATACCCAAGCCGTTAACATAACGAACCTTGCTACCAGTCTGCTGCCATTGGGCGGTAGCGGTAAGGGAACATAAAGTGAGGGCAATAATTAAGAATCTTTGTAACATAGTAAGTATTTATTGAACTAAAATAATAATTTTTTCTCCTGTGAAAAATGGTACACCGCTATCAACGGCAAGTGTACCCGTGCTAATGGTCCACGTGCAACCAGTACCCGGTGACCCACTATAGACAATGGTCTCAAATGCAGTACCTCCACGGCTACCGTATAACATTGTTTTACCTGCCCCACCGGGAATAGCAATGGAAGTTTCACCACCAGCAGCGGTGTATTGTAATACCTGTACCGTTGTACCCTGAATAAGTATCCCCACAGGCGTAATGGTGGTTCCTGCTAACGAGTATGGACCTGTACCCTGAAAGGTTGCCTGATACGTTCCGATGTCCTTATTTGCGCCCGTAATGCTTATTGACTGCAACCATACCAACCCCGAAACAATGACCAAGCCCCCAGCAGTGCCATTGTCTATAACGAACTTAATCAGATGGACTTCACGGTCCAACTGCGACTGCAACATAAAAAGGTATGAATAGTCATCCAATACCACCAACCCATCGGCTGAAATTGACCAATTTGCAACGTCTGGACGGCTCTCCTGAAACCATGCGGAGTTGACATTGGTTACCTCCATCGCATTAACACTAACGTTCAATGTGCAAGTTCTTGCGCAAGCAATCAGCGTGTCGGTATTCGCTATGGAATTGTATTTGTAGATGTTTAGCTTTTGGCCGGTTACTGGTGTCATATTATGTACAATCTATTCCTAGTGTTAAATTTGATCCGGATATAGTGAATGGAGTGAACATCCTTGCACATATAAACGAACCAGGGGTCAAAGTTACATTGTATAACCAAGTTCCATCGCATTTCTGATACCCACCTGTCCAGTTAAATGGTGAAGTATTTGTATAGCGTTTGCAACTTGGAGGCAATAATGCAGGGTTAGCCGGGTCTATAAGGGTGTATGGTAATATTTCATCCCTAATTTGTAGGGCATTTGCTTCTATGGTGTTACTGATAAAATTAAACTGTGAAGCCCCGAAAATATACCTGTTGTCATTGACGGACAAAGTAGGCGACGGGTCAGTTATTGCCATTGTATTAAGAAGCCCTATAAATTCAGTATTATTGAATAAGTTATACTGACTAAACTGCATATTTATTTGTGGCTTTGATATGCAGTTAAAATATTGGTTAAATAATAAGGTACCTAAATTGATATAAAGCGTAGAAGATGCCCCGAATCTGTAAACATCTGTTAAAGGTGTATAACTTGTATTAGTGTATATTGATTGAGTTTGATTAACTGCATTGTATGGAAATGGTAAACCAATTAACACATCAACCTCTTTTTTGTAAGGTGTAGGTGTTACATCATTATAAATAACTCTACTGGATACAGGGTATGATGATTTTCTTGTTACAGATGCAAGATACAAGGCATTTACCTCGCTTGCTCTAACATTAAAATATATTACAAGTGTTCCACTTGCCGGGGCTGCTAATGTCTTTACATTTGTTTCTTTTATCCTGTCAGAGTTTTGTGGCGCTCCATAATAAGCAGTGCTATCATTATAAACCCAATAAGGTTCGTCATTGTTTTTCCTGTAATTCCAAAAGTTTCCACCCCCAACATCAATACGAATAAATATTCTTAACAAGTCATTTACATTGGTATAGGTTGCACCATAAACAAAAGTCAAATCTATTTCCTCGTTTTGTTGCACCTTGCCTGGTCTATCACAAATTAAAGTACTTGCTACCGTTCCAGCTACAATTCTTTGGCAAGTGAAATTATCAACAACAACTCTATCATAAATACCACTAACTCCTAAAGACTTTGTCCAATATATTGGCTCATTAGACGAATCTAATCTTGACAAATCTCCATTAGCTATTGTATTTTCAGGAAATTTAACATCACCTGTTATTTGAATACTATTATACCCTTTTTTTAATATTTTAACTTGCCCATTATTTATAAAGTAGAACGGTGTTAATGTATCATTTTGGTATGGCTTTATATCATACTTGATATTCTTTGTGCTTAAAGTATCAGCAACTAACTTCCAATTGGTAGTAAATACTCTGATACTATCAGATGCCTTTTCATTTACGGAAGTAAACCACCATTGCCCATTTGATTGATATAATTGCACTCCGAAAGACTCACAAATCCTTTCTAATACTTCATAGCAACTTGGATATGTTGTTGAGTTTTTAAGAAATATCGCAGGTGCTAAATACAATTGCCTTATAGTGCTTGTACTTTCGCTCATTGCAACCGTTTGATAATAATTAACTGATGAATTGAATGTATATCCATCAGGAAGATAGATATTCATTAAACAATTGTTAATTATCTTTTGTATCGTTTCAAGTCCGTTAACATCTCCTGTTGATGGGATATAGGGAATACTTTTCAACATCCCAAGTCCATCAATGCAGCTAAAAGTTATAAAGTTTCTTCCGGTAGTAAAAGGCAATGAAACGGTATCAAATAATATAAACCCTTGCCAAATCAAATAAGACGTACCATTGGCATAAAATTTCACATGATACTTTCTGTCATCCGTTGTAGTAAAGTCCGGCAATGGCCCTACAAACGAAGTGAAGTCCGCTTGTATCGTAAATGTGGTAGGTAGTATCGGTTGGAATTGGTCATCGCCGGAAGCATTACAATTCATTACAAAAGGCTCCGGCCCTGTACCTACTGAATACACGCTCCCCGAATAACCTTTCTCCCAAATTTCAGCAGTAAAGGTATGCCCTGACTTCCCTATGGCGGATAGGGTATATTTTTTACCGTATGCAGGAGGAACAAGCAGAGAAGCAGTTTCGTATGGTGTTGTTGTTGCACCTGCTATAATTCCAGATGTTACAGACGAGCCGCCTGTAGCTGCTTGTTTATTTGGTGCAAAAATGTATATCTGTGGGGTATATGCAGTTTCGTAATTGTACCCTGTGACATAATTAGTTCTTACTTCATTGTAAGCAAATGTTACAATTTCACCTTGACACGTTTGAAATTCAAAATATACAAATCCATCAGATGCAGCAGCTATATCTGTACTTGAAACTGTTATTGTTAGTTTATTACACGCCATATTAAGTAGTTAATCCTCTATAAACAGATGTCCTTTGCTGACTCAACCAAATGTCCTGACCGCTTATCCTTCCCTCAACTATCACCCTGCTATTACCCCCTCCCATTTGCGAAGCGGATGCTATGATTGACCTCATCTGATCGGGCCGGACAATATGCTCTGTGCCGTGAAGCATTACGGGATACCCCGACTTCGGGCCTGATACGGTGCCGCCTTCGGAGAAGCCGAGGAGACTTTTGAACATCTTGAAAAAACCACCGCCCCCTGCTTCTGTACCTGCTTTTTTTGCTGCTGCTGCACCTGCCGTACCTCCTGGAAGTAATGATAAAATGCCGGTAAATATTGCCGCCTTTGCTGCTGCCAATGCAATTTGAATAGCAAGATTTTTAAACATATTGCCAAATGCCTCACCAATGCTTTGACCTTGCTGCATAGATGTAACAAGTCCATTAATACTATTCATTGCAGTATTGGTTAGATTGTTTGCTACTTCTAATGTTTTGTTGTAATCATCTTGATATGCTTTTTTCTTCATTAAAAATTCAAGTTCACCTAACTTGCTAGGGTCAGGTGGTTTGATTGCTGCTGCTGCTTTCTTTTTAGGTGCAACCAAACTCAAAGCATCCAACCTCATTGATTCTTCGAGCATTTTGCCGTGTAAACTTTGGCGGAGTTTCCCCTTCTTTTCTTTATCACCATCTCCACCACCAAAAGGAGCAACAGCTAAATCTGAAATTGAATTTATTTTCCTGTTAATCTCTTGCTGAATCCTGTACCTTTCATTAGCAATTCTTGTTTCTTCCTTTAGTAATTTTTCCTGCGCTTGTATATCCTCTTGATACCTGCCCTTACTAAATGCAAGCATATCTCTATCTGCTTGCTCTTTATTTCTTTTTGCGTCTGCTAAATCTTGATCAAGTTTAATTAATGCATCATAATCTTTTTGTACTGCATCTCTTAACGCTTGCGCCTTTGCAGTTTGCATTATTGCATCTGCTAACTTTTTATGTGCTTCGGCTGCTTTTCCTACAAGAATATCCTCATCCGAATAGTTTTTAAGGTAGCCACCATATTCATTCCTTAAATCTTTAACCGCCTTTAACCTTGCTTCCCTTGATATATTGTCATTTGTGGCAGTAGCAAAAAGTATATCTAATTGCG